CAACACCCTTAACCTTCTTCGGCGCATTGGGCCAAACCCGCTCATCCATCTGAAAACAGAGGGCAACAACATCTCTAAGAGCATTCTGAAACACTGTCTGCGCGCTGCGGACCTGCGTATCAAGGCCACCCATAAGAGCCTGCACACCACGGCCAGTGACAATAGACGCATCCATACTCCCCGTACGAGCAGCAGGATACCGTGACCCTGCCTGAAGATCCGCAAGCAAAGTGTTATTCTCCAAGAAACTCATGTTAGACATTTCCATGCCCACACGACGAATCTTATCCGGAGTAGCAGACTTCAAAACCGCATCAGGACCGTAACTCACATCTTGTACGTCATTTGGCAAAGCCAAAGGGCTAGTAATAGCCTTCTCCACACCCTCATACTGGAGCTTGGCCATACCGTCCCGTGCAAGTTGGATCCAAATGACATCGTCAAACTGGCCCTTGATTTCCTTAGACTCCAACCAAGGACGCTTAGCAATAACAACAGGCATCTCAGACGTACGGTTTTTCACCCTGTCCAATACATGCGGATACGGGCCACCAAGCGTAAGAGTCTGCCCCCACTTATCCCAATACCGGATCAGCTCAACCTGAATCTCAGAATCCTTACCAGCCGCTTCCGTACCAGCATCAAGGATCAACTTCTCATACTCCGGATACATGTCCGCAAGAACATGCACATCACAGAAAATCCTCTTCGTATAAGAAAGCAGACGATCCCAACGGTCCCACTCCGGATAACCCCCGGAAGGATCCTCCATCACAACCCTAGGCATCCGCTCATCAAAATCCGGCTCCACATAGAACACGGCCATGCCGTAAGTCCAATAGTGGTCCGCACCATAAAGCATCTGCACATTCATGCGGCTGTTCGTTATGTAGTTATTGGCTATCTTCGTACGCACATCGGCACGCTTACGCTCAGTATCCATACGCATAGAAATACTGGAACAGTTGAATGACGGAAGTGGGGCAAGCATCTCACTAAGATCACGGGCGGTAGTATCAATGAAGTTTTGAACGATAGGCTTAGGAAAGGCGTCACTCACCATGTCTGGAAAGTTTTCGAAATCACCACGTCTAATAGCCCTAACTTCCTCCCACCTAATATCGCGATCACGATACCGGCGCTGCATCATCCTCAGATGTTGCTGAATCCTGACAGCCTGATCAGGGTAGCCGGTAGTGACTGGCATCGCCAACTCAGACGGCATATGCCTACCCCACTTCCGTTAAATGTGCCAGATCAGTTGTGTTCACCCGGAATTGACTAGCCCTACGGCGTTGGGACAAGAACCGATTTGGCATGAAACCACCAACCACAACCGAAGAAGTGGAAGCCTGCATAATCTCCTGGCATTTAATATTCGCAAACCACAAAGCCATAACCATATCCGTCTTGTGGTTCTTACCCACATCCGGACCCCAGGTAATAAGCTGCTCCACCAGCTGCCTCACTGCCTCACTCTTAGAAACATTCGGCAACTCAATCAAATTGTTTTGGAACAACAAAGACATAGAGGCCACACCCCACGCCTCATCCCACTTGCCAGAACCAGTGAAATGCTCCGTGATAGTGACACCACGCTCAGCCGTGTACTTGTGCAGCTCAGGATCCTGCACAAGGAACTTCTGAAAAGCGTTCTTTTCTATGCGCCACTCATTAACCTTCAAGGTGTCAGTGCACTCCTTGATGGTTTCCCGGATCCACGTAGGGCTAGCGGCCGTACGCAGCTTGGCGTCTAGGAGGTACCTGATCCCGGTGAATCTGTCCAAGCCCAAAACCACCACTCCGGTATCACCCGTCATTGCAGGGTCAACCCCTCCGACCACGTACAGACCGTTCATGCCATCCTTGCGGTAGCCAGGTGCACCCTTGTGCATCAGACCAGGCGAACGCATCCCGTTAACCGCATTGTTGACAAGCTCCGCAGAGAAGACAGCGTCTTCAGTAAGCTCCTGCTGTTGATAGCAGAATGCGAAGGTGCGTGAACCCACCACACCCCTACGCCGCTTGAGCGCTTTTCCATCCCAACGTCTGTACAGGCCTTCGCTGTCAGGCTGGTCTCCACGACCAGGCCAAGGCTCATCAGAGCGTGGCCACAACGTCACCCACTTCTCAGGATCCTCATGCATCTCCAGCACCGCAGGCTGAGCAAGATAGGTCCAAGGGCTTTCACCATCCGCGTACCTGTCAGGGTTACGCAACTCTTTGTACAGGTCTTGTGGTGCCACACGGGTACCCACAATAACCACACGTCCGGAATCACCAGGACGGGTCAACGCCTCAAGATTCAGCCAGTTAATCTGCTTTTCGAATTCGTGAGCGTTAGAGGTCACAACACAGTCGTCCAAAACCAGAACGTCCAGACGTGCCCCATAAATTTGTTGCCCCAAACCAATACAGCGGAGGTTAGCGTCACCTTCAGAACCCTTACGTTGCTCCCCACCAACATAAATCTCCGTAGTCGTCCACTTGTCCGCAGTAGCCTTGTAACCCCCAGGAGGGCCGAAGGTTGCCTGAAGCTTCCCATAGCGGGAGTGGGTAAGTCTCTGCCTCACCTGATATGCGAACTTAGCTGCCATCTGTTGAGTCTTGGAAACCACGCAGATCCGTGCATCCGGGTTCGTGGCAATCATGTACGTCACGTAGTTCACGGATACGGTTGTGCTCTTGGCATGGTCAGGCGGGGTATTGATAATGATGTATGAAGGGTCGCGAGGTTCGTAAGTGATGGAAGGGTGCAAGTTTTCCAGCGGCTTACCCTCAAGCAAGTTAACCCAATGACGTTGATGTTCGAACACCCGCACATGGAGGTAGGTGTTACAGAACTCCTCGAAAGTCAGACGGCCCTCAACACGGGCCTCAGGCTCATACCGGTCACCTCTACGAGCACGGTCCACCAGAGCAGCCCACGCGTGATCGTCGCGACGGGCCAGGTTGTACCAGGCACGAGAACGGCCAACCATCCGGCACGCGTCATCAATGCTCACCCCCTTAACCACAAGGTCAAGAAGATCAGCCTTACGAATCGCAGCCGACTCACGCTGAGAAGTCCGGGTCTGCCTAATCTGAGGCTTCTTCGGAGTGGGAGCCTCGTCAGGCTCCCCATCATCCACTACACGAACAACAGCAGCCATAGGCTCACCCCCCTGCACCACGGCGCATGGGAGAACGAAAGGCGCAGTCGGTTTTCTAGTAGTCATGATCAGCAAAAGCGCTAAAAGCTTTTGCCTTGGGTCAGAGAGTTTCGGCTAAAACTGCCGTTCCGTTCTCTAGAGAGCTTCCTATTATGATTAGTAGGCTTCCTTGGGTGAACAGCTTTCGGTGAACCCGGATGGCGTTTGACGGCTTTTGGGGTTCCTGTTTTGGGAAACCTTTTGGAAGAACCCGTAATGAATATGTAGGGTTCTTCTTTTGGAAGGGTATAATTTGGGAATCCCCTTTTATAGGGATTCCCTTTTTCCTATAATTTATGATCATAATATTGTTGTTGTGTTTTGACCCCCCTTGGGTTCCCCCCTTGGAGATCAGCTCTCACCCTTTATATACACCCCAACGAAGCAAGATCGTTTCATGTTTGTGGCGCAGATCACCACGACACACCGCACGACACGCCCAAAAACTTACAGATGTGTACTGAAGCCCCGGTTAGTTGCATTCCCAAGACATATCCGGCCCGAACAAGATCAAAGTTAAAAGCCCCGGGTCATGTTCTACACATACCAGACATATGTACTCGAAAGGGACATGGTCTATGCCTTGTTGATCTCTCTCCACACCCCAAGATCGAGTCCGTTTTGATCCCATATATCCATTCGTACATGATGGGATCCACACCTACTAGCGGTGAGCTGGCCCGATACACTAGCGACTCAGTCTATTAAGCGGCAACGAGGTGCATTCCCTACTAGATTGGTAGGGATCTCAGACTGTCTGGTCTGTGTTGGTGCATGGTGTGTGCATGTTGTTGTGTGCTGATGTTGTTGATTGATGTGTGCCTATTGCCATCAGATCATGTTCATTGATGGTTGTGTTGTTGTGCTCTCACCCTTGTATTGATGTGTGTCTGTTCTCTTGGGTTGGTGGCTGGTATGGATGCGTGATCATGCTTATTGACACTTGTGATGGTGCGTTGTGCTGACATAGATGAGGCCTCATGTCCTAT